AGCGTAATGGCACGATTTAAAGAACGTTCAGAAGCTGGAATAAAGAAATACAAGACAACGTTAGAACGAACGGATTTAAGCACGTTAGAATGGCTCACACACGCACAAGAAGAAGCAATGGACTTTGTTCTATACTTGGAGCGATTAAAACACGAATACAAACAATTTAAATAAATAAAAATGGAAACAAGAAATAACACAGGTGCAATTTTTAAGAACGACAACAAAAAAGCGGAAAACCACCCAGACTACAAAGGTAAAGTAAACGTAAACGGCAAGGATATGGAAGTAGCGTTATGGTTAAAGACTTCAGCAAAGGGAGTTAAATTTATGTCGGCAAGTTTTAGTGAACCATATATTAAAACAGATGAGCCACAAAATAAGCCGTTAGACGTAAACGACGATTTACCGTTTTGATATGTACATACAAGACGAACAGTTACGCAAGGAATTAAAAAAGATTTTAGTTTATAAAAAACGAAACCAAATTGCAAAAGAAATACAGGACAAAGGAAATAAATTTCATTTTTTCCAGCTTACTAATTTTTTAGAAGGCAAAGACGTTTCACTTTCAACGCTTAAAAAAATAGATTACTTCGTAAATAAATAAAATTTTCAGATTAAAAACGTAGGCGCAGACTTAATTGTTTGCGCTTTTTTTGTTGTACACAACTAATTGTTAATAAATTCGTTTGTTTATTGTTGAAAAATTAATCATACATTTGCTTAATATCTAAACAATGAAAAATTGGAATGGTTAACTAAAGTTGCAAAACATCACAACGAATGGGTTAAAATGGTAAACACTTTTGGCGAATATTTCTTTTCTGAAGACATAGTCCAAGAAACTTACATAATGTTAATGAAATGGAGCAGCGAAGAAAAACTATTTAAAGACGGAAACATAAGTAAAGGATATATGTGGTTGGCTCTCAAAAATACTTTCCTTCAGCACGTGAACAAAAACAATAAAATTAAATTTATACCTTTAGACGATGTATATAATTTAGCAGAAGAAAACAACACAGAAGAAAACGAAGCTTACAACGACTTGCTGAATAACGTAGATTTAGAGTGCGATAGTTGGCACTGGTACGATAAACAATTATTTGAGTTATACAAAAACACGAATAAAAGTTTAAGACAAATAAGTAGTGAAACAAACATAAGTGTAACAAGTATATTTAATACGGTTAAGACTTGCAAAAAACGAATTAAAAATAATGTAGGTGAAGACTACCAAGATTTTATAAATAAAGATTACGAACTAATAAAAAAGAAAAAATGAAAAGTAAAGGATTAGGCGATACAATCGCGAAAATTACAGAAGCAACAGGAATCGATAAAGTTGTAAAATTTATTGCAGGTGAAGACTGCGGATGCGATGAACGTAAAGAAAAGTTAAATAAACTATTTCCGTATGCAAAACCGTTGTGTTTAACAGAAGACGAGTTCAACACGTTAGACACTTATTTTAAGCAAAACACGAACACACTTACAAGCGATGAACAAACAAGTCTAATAGCAATAAACAACAGAGTATTAAACCAAAAATTAACCTTCAGCACCTGTTCAAGTTGTTTACGTGATTTAGTAAGTAAGTTAAGAGTAATTTATAACGAATACAGTCCAGAACAAACAGAAAATGCAAGTAGCGAAGGTTAAAATAAACAGCATAAAGACGAACCCAAAAAACCCACGTTTAATAAAAGACGACAAGTTTAAAAAGTTAGTCAATTCAATTAAAGAGTTTCCGCAAATGTTAGAACTACGACCAATAGTTGTAGATGAAAACAATATTATTTTGGGTGGAAATATGCGACATAAAGCTTGTATTGAAGCAGGACTAAAAGAAGTTTATATTGTACAAGCAAAAGATTTAACAGAAGAACAAAAAGACGAATTTATAGTAAAAGACAACGTAGGGTTTGGCGAATGGGATTGGGATATTTTAGCTAATGAATGGGACACGGAGAAATTACAAGATTGGGGTTTAGACTTGCCGTTAGATTTAAGCGCTGAAGAATTTGAAACAACGTTAGGCGGAGAAACAATAAACGACAATACTGATTACATATTGTTATTAACAATAAAAGAACAATGTTTCAATGACGTTGAAGATTTATTACTGCAAATAGAAAACTTTAAAAATAAAGGTTTAGTGGAAGTTGTTACAAAATGATAAGGCCGGGCAGTTCAAAAGCAACTAACAACGACGTAAATTTTACAGCGTTAAAAATTAAATTGCGAATGGAAGCAATTAAAAACGTGGAAGAACCATTTATTCTTGATTGTTTTGCGGGAGAAAGCATTTTATGGAACGCCGTAATTAAAAAAACAAAAAAAAAAATTAAAAGAATAAGTATAGACGCAAACGAAAAATTTAATGTTGATTATAATATTAATGCTTTAAAATATTTAAAGAGCAACGATATTAGTGTTTTTAATATTATAGATTTAGATAGTTGGGGAAGTCCCGTAAACTATTTAGAAGAAGTTTTTAAAAGCAATTTTAAAGGTTTTGTATTGTGTACTTATTGCAGTCCCGTTAGTTTAAACCCTGACAAGTTATTAGCGCAAAATTATTTTGGTGACATATACAAAAACACGAATAAAAAAAGTTTGTTAGCAAAAAACATAGGGTTAATGTTTAAGCAATACCTTTATAAAAACAAAATTACTGAATACAAAGGTTATATGGATAATAAAAAAATTTATTGTATATTTGAAATAAAATAACTATGAAAATAATACACCCGCAAAACGAATTTATAACAAAAAAAAAACATTTGGAGCGTTTAAACATATTAAAAAAATGTATGTTAAATTCTATAAATAATGAATACGTTATAAGCAAATCTTTATTTAAAAGAAAAGCAGATTTACGCTATGGAAATACAGACTTGAAAAAAGAAAATTTAGTTGTGCTTGAAACAATAAACAATTCCATTTTATTTTATTCTTAACAGCGAAATTACAGCGATATGCCAAACAAAGAAAACATAACAAAACACGAATTTAATAAAGGCGAAAGCGGAAACCCTGCTGGACGTCCGAAAGGAAGTAGAAACCGCAGCACAATAGCGCGTCTTTGGTTAGAAACAACACAAAAAGCAAAGAACCCAATAACAGGCGTTGAAGAAATTTTAACACAAGAAGACTTGGGAACTTTAGCAATGGTTAAAAAAATGCGTGACGGAGATGTTTCAGCATACAAAGCACTAATGGATAGTGGCTACGGTGCGCCTGTTCAACAAATAGAACAAACAAATATAGAACAACCTTTATTTCCTGATGTTAATACGGACGACTGCAATTAGTAAGATTGCAAAGTTAGACAAGCGAATAAAAATAATTCAAGGCGGTACTTCAGCTGGTAAAACTTTTGGCGTAATTCCTTTATTAATAGACATAGCGACAAAGCACAAAAACACGGAAATAAGTATAGTTGCTGAAAGTATTCCACACTTACGAAGGGGCGCATTAAAAGACTTCGTTAAAATAATGCGTTGGAGTAACCGTTTTTTTGAAAGTAGTTTTAACAAAAGTTTATTAAGGTACGATTTTAAAAATGGTTCATACATTGAATTTTTTAGTGCAGACGATAGCAGTAAATTAAGGGGTGCAAGACGTGATATTCTTTATATTAACGAATGTAACAATGTAACATTTGAAGCATATAACGAACTTGCAATACGTACAAAAAAACGAATATACCTTGACTTTAACCCAGCAAATGAATTTTGGGTACATACGGAACTAAAAGACGAACCCGACACAGACTTTTTAATTTTAACGTACAAAGACAACGAAGCGTTAGATGAACGAATAGTAACGGAAATAGAAAAGAACCGCTTAAAAGCCACGACAAGCAGTTATTGGGCTAATTGGTGGCGAGTATATGGAGAAGGACTTGTCGGAATGTTAGAAGGAGTTATATTTAGTAATTGGAAACTAATTGACACAATACCAACTGAAGCACGTTTACTTGGTTACGGTTTAGACTTCGGTTATAGTAACGACCCAACAAGCATAGTTGAAGTTTACAATTACAACGGACAAAGAATACTAAACGAAATATGTTACCAAACAAGTTTATTGAATAACGACATAGCAAAGAAACTACAAAAACACGTAATAGCATACGCAGATAGTTCAGAACCAAAAAGCATTGAAGAAATACGCAGAACAGGACAACAAATAAAAGGAGTAACAAAGGGCGCAGATAGTGTAAACTACGGAATACAAATAATGCAGTCACAAAATTATTTAGTTACTTCACAAAGCACAAACCTAATAAAAGAATTAAGAGCTTACTGTTGGGATGCTGACAAGTCTGGTAAAACATTAAACAAACCGCAAGGCAAAAACGACCACGCAATAGACGCTGTTAGATACCACGAAATGGAAACGTTAGGGTTAAACAATACACACGGACAATATTTTATACGATGAACGATTTAGAAGTAATGATGCAATGCGTACAGATTTACATCTACCAAAAAAAAGGCGTTAAGGTTCGTATTTATTTACGTGATATCCGAGATATTAATATGTTAAAACAAGCTTACGATTACATACAAAAAAACGAACACAACAAAACAGCAAATAATTAATTATAGATATATGAAGTTAGAAATAAACGTACCAACAACTTTAAATGAAATACCATTAAAAAGCTACCAAGAATTTTTAAAGGTACAGGAAGGAAGTAACGACGAAGAATTTATTGCACAAAAAATGATACAAATTTTCTGCGGTATTGAATTAAAAGATATTGTCAAAATGAAGCTGACAAGTTTAAACGAATTAATTTTACACTTTAAAAACCTGTTTGAGCAAAAGCCGAAATTTCAACCTACATTTAAAATCGGAAGTCAAGAGTTTGGATTTATAACTAATTTAGAAGACATAAGTTTTGGCGAATACGTAGACTTAGAAAACAATTTGTTAAAGTGGGAAAACTACCACAAGGCAATGGCTGTTATGTACAGGCCTATAAAGATGAAGTTCAAAGACAAGTACGAAATAATTGACTACACACCAATGGCAGAAATGCACGAGTTAATGAAGTTCACGCCTGTTGACATAGCGATAAGTTCAAGTATTTTTTTTTGGAATTTAGGAAGCGAATTATTGACAGCTACGCTTACTTATTTGGAACGGCAGATAAAAACGAACAAGAAGACGCAAACGAGTTTAGCGAACAAGCTCAATTTGGAAAACAATGGGGTTGGTATCAATCAATTTACGCACTCGCTCAAGGAGACGTTACAAGATTTGACACAGTCACCGGATATCGACTTACTCAATGTCTCACCTATCTTACCTTCGAAAAGCAAAAGCAAGAAATTGAACAACGCCAATTAAATAAAATGTATAAAAAATGACAGGTTACTTTGAATTATTAGACAAACTTAAAACACACTTTGACGCAGACGTTATTGTAAACACGGTAACACAAGGAGACATTTTTAAAGTAGATTTAAGTAAACAAACAATATTTCCTTTAGTTCATATAATGGTTAATAACTGCACGTTAGACGAACGTACAGTAACTTGGAACATTAGTTTAATAGCAATGGACATAGTAGACTTGTCCAAGAGCGCAACAACAAATATTTTTTTAGGTAACGACAACGAAATAGACGTACTGAATACACAACACGCAGTATTAAATAGAGCATACGAAATAATAAAACACGGAAGTTTAGCATACGACTTGTATATGGTTGAAGGCACGGCAAATTTAGAACCATTTACAGAACGTTTTGAAAATTACATGGCAGGTTGGACGATGACTTTTGACGTAGTAACACCGAACGAAATGACAATTTGTTAAGATGAAACAAAGCGAAGTACAAAAAGAATTAGATAGGTTTTCAAAGTCGGTAATTAAAGAAGCACGAAAGAATTTAACTACCTTAAAAAAGAACCACACAAAAGGACTTTGGCAAAGTTTAAAAGGTAACGTTAAGGCAATGCCTAATAGTTTGTCTATAGACTTTGAAATGAATTTGTACGGACAATTTCAAGACAAAGGAGTTAAAGGAGTTGGTGGAGTTCGTGCAACAACAAGCAAGTTTAAAAGCACGAATAACAAAGGTAAAATGTGGAAACAAAACGCGCCACAAAGTGAGTTTAAATTTAAGATAGGTAAAAAGCCAAGCGTTAAACATTTTATGCAATGGAGCGCAAGTAAAGGACTTAATCCGTATGCAGTTAGAGATACAGTTTACCATCAAGGTATAAAACCAAGTTTGTTTTTTACAAAACCATTTGAAGCTGCATTTAAAAGATTGCCAAATGAGTTAATCGAAAAGTTTGGTTTAGACGCAATGAATTTATTTAAAGACACACAATTTAAAAACGAAAAGAAATAATGGCTAATATATTTGCACGTTCACCGTATTTAATTAGGATTGCAGAAACAGGACAAAACGGTTCTAAAGTAGAGTTGTTTTTAAGCGCAACAACTTTTTCAGCAAGTCCGCAATACACTTTAAGTAAATTAATACCAGCTTCAAACAACGTTGAAACACTTTACGATATATCACCATACATACGTGAATACATACGTTTTGCAAGTTGTTCAGCAGGTGGAAATGCTGCGGTAACAAACCCGACAACAGAACGTGTAAACGTAAGGGTAAAACGCTATAAGTTAGTAGGTTCAACTTATTCTGCAACAGCAACAGACCCACAATTAGATTACATAGCATTTGACGGAAGTACATATTACGAAAGCGGTTATAACTTTGATTTAGGAAACTACGGTTTAGATGCAGGAAATTATTACTACAACCCGACAAGTGACGCAGGAAAAATAAGAGTAACAACAGGCGCAAGTTTTACAGCACGTTACACAAATTTAAGTACAGCAGTAGTAACAACTTTAGCGGTAGCAAGTTCAACATTTGACATACCACGAGTTCGAACCGCAAACGTAAACGAAGGAAACAAAGTAGAAATTTTAAACGGAGCTTCAGCAGTTCAGGCGACTTGGTATTTTTACCCACTTGAAGAATGTAAATATACACCTGTTATAATTGACTTTGTAAACAAGTATGGAGCTTGGCAACGTGAGTTCTTTTTTAAAGCAAGTAACGACACCTTTAGCGTTGAAAACACGGAATACAATTTATTGCAAACAGATAGTTTTAACTACAACACTTTAGAAGGACAAAGAAAAGTATTTAACGCTAACGGCAAAAAAAGTATTAAAGTAAATACAGGTTGGGTAGCTGAAACTTGGAAAGAAGTTTTAAAACAAATAATGTTAAGCGAACGAATTTTAATAGACAACAAACCTGCAAAGATTAATACTAAAAGCACAGAGTTGTTTAAGCATATAAACACGAACCAAATTAATTATAGTTTAGACTTTGAGTTTACATACGATGTTATTAATTCAGTTATCTGATGAAAAGGCAAGTAGCAATATTTATAGAAACAGCTTTAGCACAAACGGAGTTAGAATTTTCACGTTTAGAATTATTTAACGATGAAAAGATAACCGTAAGTTCGACCATACAAAATATTTCAGACATAAGTAAAATATTTACAGACTATTCACAAGGTTTTACGATTCCTTGTTCACCTACAAACAACGCAATATTTCAACACTTTTACCAAAACGATGTTGACGCAACTATTGACTATCAAAACCGATACAACGCATATATAGAAATTGACACAATTTTATTTAGACGTGGTAAAATTCAGCTCGAAAAGACGAACCTAAAAAACGGACAACCTGATAGTTATTCAGTAACATTTTACGGAGCAGGTGTAAGTTTAAAAGACTTCTTTAACGAAGACAAATTAAGTCAATTAAATTACTCAACGTTAGACCACAACTACACAAACCAAGAAGTTTACAATAGAGTAACAATAGACAGTACAGTAACCGATTACAACGTTCGTTACCCGTTAATAAGTTCAAATAGAGTTTGGCAGTTTAATTCAAGTTATCCTTTGCCTACTGCAAACGTACCTAATTGGTATGAATACCCTACAAACAACGATAACAATATAAACCACGTTAATGGCGAAATAGTTTACACAGAATTATTTCCTGCGGTTCGTGTTGCAAGTATATTTGATTTAATTGAAAGTAAATACTCAATAACATTTAACGGTTTATTTTTACAAAGTGATTTATTTAAAAAAGCATTTTTACTTTACAAAAACAAGGAAAGTTACCACTACACAAACAACCCTGTAGAATTAGATTTTACTTCTTCAAGTGGTGCTTTAGCAAGTGCGTTTAACACAACAACAAATAGTTTTACACGAATAGAATTAAACACCACAAACACGGTTGCACATCAATTAACTTTTACAGTTGCTTCGTTAAGTTCACCAATAGATTATTTTATTGATTTATATCGCAATGGTGTATTTTCTCACGCAGTAGGCGGAACAACAACAGGTGTAAGTGCTTCAATAAGTGTACAACAAAACGATGTTATAACATATAAAATAAGAAGTTACGCTGCAATAACAATTGGAATAAATTTTACTTATTTTAGAACGGTTTTTGATTCAGGAGTAATAACAACACAAACAGGAACAGCAGTATCAACGGCAACAACAACTTCGTTTACTGATTTAGCAGGTTTAGCTCCAGACTTAAAAATTAGTGATTTTATAACAGGAATATGCAAAGAGTTTAATTTAACAGTTTACTCAAACACGAAGAACGTATTTACTTTTGACCCAATACAATATTGGTATTCTAAAGGCGCAGTAGTTGACATAACAGAATACACCGACATCACAAGCATTGAAATTGAACGCATGAAACTTTATAAGTCTATTGAGTTTAAATATCAAGATAGCGAATGTATGTTAAATAAATACTTTTTAGAAAGTCCATTAAACGCAGACGCTCACGGCTACGGAAACACGAAAATAGGTTTTAATTACGACGGTGGAGAATACAAAATAGAAAGTCCATTTGAGAACTTACTATTTAATAATTTTGGTAATCAATTACAAGTAGGTTATTGCCTAAACAAAGAATTATCGCCGTATATTCCGAAACCTGTTTTGTTGTATATGAACCAAAAAGAATTCATAACAAGCGGACATATACATTGGAACGGACTTGCTAATATAACTAACTACGTTCCATTTGGACAAGATAGCAACATACTTTTTGAAACAGGTTTAATACCTTTGACGTTAAACTTTGGTGAAGAAATATCAAGTTTTTATTTAGTAAACAACCCAAACACGATTTACGCTTTATATTACAGAGATTATTTAGTTAACTTATACAACCCAAAAAACAGATTAGTAAAAGTTAAAACAATACTTCCTGTTTCTTTACTTACACAACTTCAGTTAAACGATAGGTTAATTATAAGAGACAAACGTTATATGATAAACGAAATGCAAAGCGACTTAACTACAGGTGACGTAAGTTTTACTTTAATTAGTGACTTTGCACAAGTAAAGCCAATTAAGTTAGTTAACACACCAACAGGAACAGGAAACACTTTACGTTTTGCAATCTTATTTACAAACGGAGCAACACAAGTAAGGGTACAAAAAAGCGCAGGTGATGTTACTTTGTCAAGTGTACTTTTTACAGCAGAAGGTTATTTAGACGTAACCGTTCCAATAGCGGCTGCAAGAGTAATTACAATAACTTTAGACACAGATTATCTTAACGGAAACACGGACACAAACTATATAATAATAAACCAAGTATGATAAACAAAATAATTGAAATGCTTTTATTAAGTGATTTTTACGGAGAAAGTGAAAACATCGACATCGCAAAAGGTAAATATAAATTTACTACAAGCATAAAAGAACAATGGAAACAAGCACAACGCAAAAGGTTAATAGAAAAAAAACTAAATAATAATGGCTGAAAAAAAAGTAATTGAATTAGAAGTAAACGCTAATTTAGGAACGTTAAAACAACAATTTAAAGAAGCACAACTTGAAGTACAGGCGTTGTCTGAAAAGTTTGGCGCAACTTCAGCACAAGCAGTTGAAGCGGCAAAGTCAGCAGCACTTTTAAAAGACAAAATTGGTGATGCAAAAGCACTAACAGATGCCTTTAACCCAGACGCAAAGTTTAAAGCTGTTACAGGAGCGTTAACAGGTGTTGCAGGTGGTTTTTCAGTTGTTACAGGTGCATTAGGAGCGTTCGGAAAACAAAACGAAAGTGTAGAAAAAGCTTTACTAAAAGTTCAAAGCGCAATGGCAATAGCTTCAGGCGCACAAGCCGTTGGTGAAAGTATAGACGCTTTTAAACAACTTGGAGCGGTAATAAAAGCAACTTCAGTATTTCAAGGCATTTATAATTTTGTACAAACAGGAAGTATAACCGCAACAGCAGAATCAACAGTTGCAAAAGTAGCAGACACACAAGCAACCGTAGCACAAGGAACTGCAACTGTAGCGACAACCGCAGCAACAACAGGAGCAACAGGCGCGATGAAATTATTACGTTTAGCTTTTGCAAGTTTAGGAATAGGTTTAGTTGTTGCAGGACTTGTTGCATTGATTTCAAACTTTGATAGCATAATAGGTTTTTTTACAGGTTCAACAAACGCAAATCTAAAACACGAAGCTTCAATTAAAAAAAATACTGCAGCTTTAAATACACAAATAAAATCAAATGAACGAGCAAGTACAGCACTAAAAACTAAAAACGGACACGAATACAAAATGGCTGAAGCTTCTGGTGCAAGTGCAAACGCTTTACATAAGTTAGCAATACGACACGCAAACGAAGAAATAGCATTAGAACGAGCAAGTAAAGCAACCGCACATAATTCGTATGTAAAAGAAAAAAACACTTTAGCTTATTTAAGAAATATTGGAGCAAGTGACGATGTCATAAAAAAACAAGAAGCACTTACAAAAGCTACAATGGAAAATTCTATTAAAGAAGGAAAAGATTTAGCAGCAGCGTTAGAAAACAAAGCGCAATTAATACGCGATAACGAAGTAAGAATAGCAGGTGAAAGACATAGTAGCCACGAGAAAAAAGTAAAAACTGAAACGAAACAAAGCAAAGAATTAATTGACATAACTAAAAACATTGAAGACGAGAATATTCGTTTAATGGACGAAGGACAAGCAAAAGAAGAAGCGGTTATTTTACTTGCATACAAACGAAAAAAAGAAGAACAAGACAAGCAATTAAAAGACAAAAGTTTAAAACAAAAAGACTACGACACTTTACAAAAATTAAACAAAGAAGGACAGGAAGCGGACTTATTAGCAATAGAACAAAAATATATTTTACAAGCTGAAGAAGCACGTAAAACAGCACAGGAAAAAAAGGATGCTGAATTTTTTAGACAAGAAAATTTATTAGCAGAATTAACCGACACCGCACAACAAAAACTTTACGATAAATATAAAATAGAACAAGAAGCGGCTGAAGGAAACGCAGCACTACTTTTAGCGTTAAAAAATAAATATAATAAAGACAAAGAAGCGTTAGACAAAGAAGCCGCCGACAAAGAAATAGCAACTGCAAAGTCTGTGTCTGATGCTAAAATTGCTATACAACAACAAAGTTTAGACGTAGCATCGCAAGGCATTGATTTAATAAAAACTTTATTTGAAAAATCAAAAGGAATACAAAAAGCAGCATTAATAGCTGAAAGTGCAATTGGTATTGCTAAAATGATTATTTCATCAAAAGCGGCTAACGCAGCAACAACTTTAAAATACGCATCTATTCCTGGCGGACTTGCTTTTGCTTCAGCAGAAATTGCATTAAATAACGTAAGTACAGGAATAGGAATAGCTGCAAACATAGCGGCAACTGCAAAAGGATTAAAAGCATTAGGCGGTGGTGGTGCGCCTTCAGGAGATAATGTTGGCGGTGGTGGTGGCGCTCCTAATATGTCAGCACCACAATTTAACGTAGTTGGACAAAGTGGGGTTAATCAATTAGCAAGTTTAAACCAACAACCTGTACAAGCTTACGTTGTTTCGGGACAAGTAACATCACAACAGGCGTTAGATAGAAACAGGTTAGCAAATGCAACTTTAGGCGGTTAGAAAATACAACAAACAAACAATAATTAAATTAATATATTATGTATAGAATAGTTGAATTAATAATTGACGAAAAAGACGATGAAAGCGGAATTTCGGCAGTATCAGTTGTTGAAAGTCCAGCGATTGAAAGCGACTTTTTAGCACTAAAAAAACACGAAATAGAGTTAAAAGAAGTAGATGCTGAAAAGCGTATATTAATGGGTGCGGCTTTAATACCTAACAAACAAATTTACCGCAAGAACGACAAGAACGAAGAATACTATATTTACTTTTCTGAAGAAACGGTACGCAAAGCAAGTGAGTTATTTTTTATGAATAGCAACCAGAACAACGCAACTTTAGAACACAAACAAAAGTTAGAAGGGATGTCGGTTGTCGAAAGTTGGATTACAGAAGGAAAAAACGACAAAAGCACGAACTACGGTTTTAATTTTCCAAAAGGAACTTGGGTTATTTCAATGAAAGTAAACAACGATGAAATTTGGAACAAAGTTAAATTAGGCGAAATAAAAGGTTTTTCTATTGAAGGATATTTTGCAGACAAATACGAAATGAGTTTAATTAACGAAGATGAAATTTTAATTGATAAAATAAAACAAATAATAACGGAAAATGAAAACAACTAAAGAATTAATTATTGCAGATATTACTGCAAAAGTAGAAGCAAAGTTAGCAAGTCAAAAAGTAGAATTGGCTTTAACTGATGATTTAACAAAATTAGTAGGTAGTAATAAAAATGCAGTAAGCGAAGCAAGTAGGTTTATTGATAATATTAAAGTTACTTGGAATAAACTTTATTCAGCTGTAGACGATATTGATAATATGCAATCTTATATTAAAAGTGTTCCCGGCGCTAAAAATCTTTTAGGTTTTCAAAATCAAGAATTTAATAAAATTTTAAGTCAAATTGATTCACAAGCAAAAAGTTTGGGATTAGATTCTAAAAGTGTAAAAGGTTATTCTGAAGCTAAAGATTTAATTAAATTAAATGAAAAGTATATGAAAGAATTAGAGCAATCTAAACTTGCAGGAGAAAAGATTTTATCGCAATTAAAATAATTTAGCAAGTGGCGAAGCAAATTAACACTAAAATACATCTTAAAAAACCGAAAGTTAAACGTGCAGGAGTACACGCAAAAACACGAAATAGTAAACTAAAGTCAAGTAAAAATTATACTAAAACTTATACAAGACAAGGACGATGAGTAAGAAAATAACAAAACAAGTAGCACAAGCGAAAACAAGTCCAAAAGGCGGTCAACGTGGTTGCCTATGTAAAGACGGAAAAACGTACTCTGCAAAGTGTTGTGACGGTAGTTTACAAGCACAAGGAATAGGCGCAATCTAATTTGAAAATACAACAAATAATAAACAATTAAATTATACATATATGAACACACTACAAAACGTTTACGATAGGTTATCCGACAAAACGGAGTTAGCAAAGCACGAAGTTGAGTTAAGAACTATTAATGATTTAAAAAGATTAATTGATACAGGCAAAAAAGTTATTGAAATTGACAAAAATTCATTTGTTGAATTAACTAAACAATTAGATAAAATTGAAATGGTAAAAAGTGGTTTAAGAAGTAGGTTAGACGCAACTAAAAGTTTATTAATAAGTAACGCAAACGAAGAAATTAAAATTTTTACAACAAAAGCAAAAGAATTAGGTATTGACGTTTCAAATTCACCTGAAATAAAAGAAATAATTAAACTACAACAACAATTTATAGGTTACGAAAAAACCTTTAGAAAAATTCTTTAAAAATAAACGGTAACAACAATAATTAAAACAAAACACGAAATATGAAAACAAGCGTAATTAATCAAATCAAAACACTTTTAGGAATGGAAGTAAAATTGGAAACAATGAAGTTAATGGACGGAATAACAATTTTTGAAGCCGATACATTTGAAACTGACAAAGAAGTTTTTATTGTAACTGAAGACGAGCAAAAAATACCAGTTCCAATCGGAGAATATGAGTTAGAAGACGGACGTATTTTAGTAGTAGAAGTTGAAGGAATTATTTTAGAAATAAAAGAAGTTGCAACTGAAGAAGAAGTTGTTGAAGAAGAAGCTCCAGAAGTAGAAGAAGAAGTTGAAGCACAAGCAACACCAACAGCAAAGAAGACAATTGAAAGCGTAGTTAAAGAAACGTTCTTTGCAGAAATAGAAAAATTAACAAACGAAAATATAGAGTTAAAAGCACAATTAGAAAAGTTGTCTAAAGTTGACGAAGTTACAAACGAAGTAACCGAACTTTCAGACATCACGCCAATTTCATTTAACCCTGAAAACACGAATGAAGTTGAACACTTCCAATACGCAAGTAAAAGACCACGTTCAATAATGGATTCAATATTAGAAAAAATAAGTAAATAATAATTTAAAATAAAAAAAAATGAGTGGAACTTTAATATCAATATCAAACGACGATTTACGTCAAGTATTAGAAACACAAGTAATTAGTTCAGCAATTACTTTGAGCGCAGCGGATTCAGGAAAACTTTTTTCTTTGAATGCAGCAGCAGGAGCGCAAATTACACTACCAGCAGTAGCAACTTCAGCGGGTTTAAATTTCCGTTTTACAGTACAAGCGTTATTTGCAACTACAGCTTGGACAATTAAAGCGGCTTCAAATGTTATTCAAGGTGGCGTAATTGTTAATTCAGTTAACGTTTTGGGTGCAGATGAAAACACAATTACTTTTTCAGCAAGTGCCGATACAATTGGCGATTTTGTTCAATTAAATAGTGATGGCGTTAATTGGTATGTTTCTGGAGTAGGAGCAACAGCAGGTGCAATTACATTAACAGCAGTTTAATTTTTAAAAATTTATACAATGAAAAACATTAATTTAAGTACAACAACATCAATTACCACAACTTACGAAGGTCAGTTTGCAGGTAAATATTTAGCAGCAGCTTTATTAAGCGCACCAACACTTGAGCAAGGCGGAGTAACTATACTTCCAAACGTTGCTTACAAACAAGTTATGCAAAAAGTTGCAACAGGTGACATCGTTGCAAACGCAACTTGTGACTTTACACCAACATCAACTATTACACTTACCGAAAGAGTATTAACAACAGAAGAGTTTCAAGTAAATTTACAAATTTGCAAGTCAGACTTGGCACAATCTTGGCAGTCAGCTGAAATGGGTTATTCATCGTTTAAAACGTTGCCAAAATCTTTTTCAGACTTTTTAATTGCACACGTAGCAGCTAAAGTTGCAGCTAAAATTGAAACTACAATTTGGAACGGAACAAACGCAACAGCAGGAGAGTTTGCAGGTTTTAAAACTTTGTTTTTAGCAGACTCAGACGTTATCGACGTTGCAGGTTTAACAACAACTTTAGATGCAACAACTGTTATAGCTGAAATAGGAAAAGTAGTAGACGCTATTCCAGCAGCACTTTACGGAAACGAAAATTTAAGAATTTATGTATCTCAAAAAATTGCTAAATTGTACGTTCGTGCTTTGGGTGGTTTTGGTGCTTCAGGTTTAGGAGCAAACGGAACAAACACACAAGGAACACAATGGTACACAAACGGAAGTTTATCTTACGACGGTATTCCAATTTTTATGGCTAACGGACTTGGTGCAAACAATATGGTTGCAACAACAGTTGACAACCTTTATTTTGGTTGCGGACTTTTAAATGACAATTCACTTGTTAAAGTAATTGATATGGCTGATATAGACGGTTCACAAAATGTTCGTGTAATTATGCGTTACAATGGAGCGGTTCAATATGGTATCGGTTCAGACGTAGTTCTTTACGGAGTATAACATTAAATAAAAAGCGTAGGCAACTGCGCTTTATTTTATTCACAATTAAAAACAAAACAAAATGGCTTGTTTATTAACACACGGTAGAGCTGAAGTTTGCAAAGAGTTTGTAGGCGGTATTAAGTCTATTTACTTTATTAAATACGGAGATTTAGGTGCAATTACTTACGGAACTGTTGATACTGATAATTCAGATAGAATAACGACTATTGCCGGAACTATGAGTTTGTATAAGTACGACTTAAAAGGCACAAATTCTTTTGAGCAAACAATTACAAGTTCAAGAGAAAACGGAACAACTTTTGCAGAACAAACTTTAACTTTTACAATAAAAGGTTTAGATGCACAAACTACAAAACAAATGAAATTACTTGCTTGGGGTCGTCCACACGTAGTAATTAAGACTAACGCTAACAATTTCTTTATTGCAGGTTTAGAACACGGAATGGATGTAACTACAGGTTTAATTTCAAACGGTACTGCAATGGGTGATTTAAACGGTTATACTTTGACACTTGTAGGACAAGAAGCAATTCCTGCAAATCATTTAAACGTTTCAGGTAGTTATTCTGATACTGATTTAATAGGTGCAGCAAAAGTATTTACAGGCGGAACATTAGTTGCTTCTTAATACTTAAAAAAATTATTTTTAAAGCCGTTCGTAAGTTCGGCTTTTTTTTTGTCTTAAAAAAAGAACAAAAACACGAATATTTAATTATACTAATATGATAGTATTAACACCTTCAGGAAGTCCACAATTATTTAGTTACGTTCCGCGAGTTATAGGGGGCGCAGTTAACCAACAACCTGCAACAATGATTATAACAGACGAACAAACAAACACTTCTGTTTCAACAAACGCACACGGAGTTGGGTACGATGACTATACAAATTCAATACAACATACTTTTAGTTTAATAGAAGGACATTTTTATACTTTAGAATTGAAAAATTCAAGTAACGAAATAATTTACAAGGATAGAATATTTTGCACCGCACAACCTTTAGTTACATTTTCGGTTAACAATAACCAATACGTTTCTAATTCAACAACAAATGATTTTATAGTTTATGAATAACTTACACGTACTTAATTTGTCGGCTTATACGTCACCTGTAGTTTTGGAAACAAACCGAGAAAATTGGGTAGACTTTTTAACTGAAGACGGCGACCAATATTTTCAATTCTTAATTGAACGTTATAGCAATTCAACAACGAATAACGCTATTATAAACAACGTAGCGCGATTAATTTACGGAAAAGGACTTTCAGCACTTGACGCTAATAAAAAGCCAAACGAGTACGCACAAATGATGTCTTTATTTCACAAAGAAGACGTACGTAAAATGGTTCTTGATAGAAAAATGTTTGGACAATTTGCTATACAAGTACACTACAACGACAAGCACGACAAAATATTAAAAGCTTATCATATTCCTGTTAATCTTTTACGAGCTGAAAAATGCGACAAAGACGGACAAATAACAGGTTACTACTATTCAGACAATTGGAACGATACTAAAAAATTCGCGCCAATTAGATTTAACGCTTTTGGGTATAGCAAAGAAAAAATAGAAATATTATTTTCTAAACCTTATTCGGTTGGAATGAAATATTACGCATATCCTGACTATCAAGGCGCAGTTCCTTATACACTTTTAGAAGAAGAAATTGCAGACTATTTAATTAATGAAGTTCAAAACGGATTTAGCGGTACAAAAGTTGTAAATTTTAACAACGGTGTTCCAACAGACGAACAACAACAAATCATATCTAATAAAGTACTTGACAAGTTAACAGGAAGCAGGGGACAAAAAGTTATTGTAGCGTTTAACAACAACGCTGAAAGCAAAACAACAGTTGAAGACATACCGTTAAACGATGCTCCAGAACACTACACGTATTTAAGCGAAGAATGTTTACGCAAAATAATGTTAGGACACAACATAACAAGTCCGTTATTATTTGGAGTTGCTTCAACAAATGGTTTTTCAAGTAACGCTGAAGAACTTAAAAATTCAAGTATACTTTTTGATAATATGGTTATACGACCATTCCAAGAAGAAATATTAGATGCTTTTGATAGCATTTTAGCGTTTAACGGGGTTGCTTTAAAGTTATTTTTTAAGACTTTACAACCATTAGAATTTACGGACTTGGAAAACACGCAAAACGCAGAACAAGTTGCAGAAGAAACAGGAACGGAATTAAGCGCACATACAAACCCGTTAATTGATTTAGGCGAAGAACCACAAGACAATTGGTTGCTTATAGATGAAAAAGAAGTTGACTACGACACAGACGACGAAGAAAACGAGTTGTTAAGTAAAGAGCCAAAACAAAGTTTATTAAGTAAGGTTGTTAACTTGGTTTCTACAGGTGACGCAAGACCAAACATAACAAGTAGACAAGACAAAGTAATTGACGGAGTAAAGTTTGTTGTTCGTTATAAATACGAAGGCGAAGTAACGGACAATCCACGTGAATTTTGTACACAAATGGTTTCAGCAAACAAGATTTACCGTAAAGAAGACATTTTAAATATGAGTACACAAATTGTTAACGCAGGTTGGGGTCCTAAAGGAACAGACTACTATTCTATTTGGTTGTATAAAGGCGGTGGAAATTGTCACCATCGTTGGAATAAACAAGTTTATGCAGTATTTGAAGGAACAGGATTAAACATAACCGCAAACACTAAAAAATTAGCACAAGCAAAAGCTGCTAAATTTGGTTATGTAATTACTAATCCAAGTTTAGTTGCACAACGTCCAATTGATATGCCTAACAAAGGGTTTTTACCTAAAAATAAAAAAGAGAATTAATGGCAGAAGCACTTTTAATAACAAGACAAGACATAGTTAAATTCACTTCGTTAAACGGAAACGTAGACACGGACAATTTTATACAATATATTAAAATCGCACAAGATACAGACTTGCAAAATTACACGGGTACGAAGCTTCTAAACAAGATAAAAGCGGACATAATAGCAAATACATTAAGTGGAAATTATTTAACGCTTACAACGACTTATTTAAAACCAATGTTAATTCATTTGGCAATGAAATATTATTTACCGTTCGCAGCTTACACGATTTCAAACAAAGGAGTTTACAAACACAATTCCGAAAATAGTACAAGCGTAGAAAAAAGCGAAATAGATTTCTTAATTGAAAAGGAAACACAAATAGCACAACACTACACACAACGTTTTATTGACTACATAAGTAATAATAATAATTTGTTTCCAGAATACAACACGAATTCAAATAGTGATATGTTTCCTGACACAAACAATAATTACACAGGATGGTACATTTAAAAACATACAAACCAAAAGAAGTCAACATTGTAAAATTAAAGACTTATTTAAAAAAAATAGAAAATGGCAAATAGTAACGGTTGGGGTGACGGAGCAGCAAACAACACAATTGGTTGGGGAAAAGGAGCAACTAACGCTATTGGTTGGGGTTCTGTTTACGCAGTAAGTTCAGCAGGACGTACAGATATTATTGGAGCTTCAGCCACCGCGCCTGTTAATACGGTTGCACCTAATGTAACAGGAAACTATTATGTTGGTGATGTACTTACTACTACGGACGGAACTTGGACAGGTACACCAACAAGCTATTCTTACCAATGGAAACGTGGAGCAACTAACATAGGAACAAACGCAAACACTTATACTTTAGTAAACGCAGACGCAGGAACAAATATAACTTGTGTAGTAACAGCAACAAATGCAACAGGTTCAACACCTGCAACATCAAATGTTTTTGTGCCTTCAGCTTTATCTGCACCTGAAAATCTATCACTACCTGCAATAGATGCTTTAACCACTTGGATGGTAGGAATGACAATTGGATTTACAGGTAATGAGTGGAGTGGTAATCCTGTTCCTACTTTAACTTACCAATGGCAAAGAACAGGTGGCAATATATCAGGCGCAACTGATGACACTTACGACCTTACAGGTGACGATGAAGGTTATTTGGTAGGCGTAAAATGTACAGCAACTAATACACAAGGAACTGCATTTGAATTAAGTAACACAGTATTAATAGAACCATAATGAAAAGTAACTATTTAGCAAGTCTTTATTTTATAGCAGGTTTTTTAACTTCGTTTTCTTTAATTTGTCAAGGCACAGAACCTTACATTAATTTGGCAGGGGTTACTTTGTTTTTATATTTAACTTTCAGTTTAACTGAAGCATTAGAAGACTTATGAAATTACAACTTTATTTATTACTTTACACAATTAAAAATTCAGCATTGAAACTTTTAACTATTATTTTTTCGTTTTTTTTACCAATAGCTGGAATACTTGGGCTTTTATTTACTTTGATTTTAGCAGACACAGCTACAGGAATATGGAAAGCTAAACACCTAAAGCAACAAATAACATCACGTAAACTTTCGGCAATAATTTCTAAAATTTTACTTTACGAGTTGTGTGTTATTCTATTTTTTTTAATAGATTATTTTATATTAAACGACATAGTTTTAACCGTGTTTTCCGTGCCTTTAATGTTAACTAAAGTTTTAGCGTTAATTTTAGCAAGTATCGAAATACAGTCCATTTCAGAAAATTGGCGCATAGTAAAAGGAGTAAATTTATGGCAGTCTGCTAAACTTCTTTTTACACGCGCTATTGATATTAAAAACGACATAAATAAACTAAAATGAATTTAAGCGCACACGTTACACTTGCAGAGTTTGAAAATTCACCTACTGCAACAACACACGGAATAAATAATAAAATGAACGAGTCGCAAATTGCGTCCGCAAAGCTTTTGTGTGAAAATGTTTTTGAACCGTTAAGAATTCACCTAAACATACCGATTAAAATTAGTTCTGGCTACCGTTCACCACAATTGAATAAAATGATAAAAGGGAGTTTATCAAGCCAACATTGTAAAGCTGAAGCAATGGACATAAAAATAGACGCAAAAGGTTTTCATTTTATAAAAGATAAATTAGAGTTTGACCAATTAATTTGGGAGTTTGGCAACGATGAAAATCCGCAATGGGTTCACGTTAGTTATAAAAAAGGTAGAAACAGAAAACAAGTTTTAAAAGCATACAAGCAAAATGGCAAAACTAAATATTCTTCTTATTAGTCTTTTTCTTTATTCGTGTTCGGCACAATTTCACCTGAACAAAGCAATAAAAAAAGGTTACGTTTGTAAAGATGTTGCAGACACTTTGACAATAACAAAACTTGATAGCGTTTTAATCACGAAGTTTGACACAACTTATTACGAAACTTTTTTAAGAACATTTGACACTATTATACAATGGCGAACAGAGTACGTTCCAAAAACACGATTAGACAAAAGAATAGAATATAAAATTAAAGTTAAGACAATCTATAAAGATAGGATTGTCGAAAAAGCAAAGGCAAAATCTGAAGGACAAAAAGCAAAGTCTGAAGCAAATAGCAACCGTCCAAAAGGCAATTTAAATTTATTATTTGTTGGAGTTGGAATAGGTTTACTACTTTCGTACTTATGGAAGTACGCAAAAAAATCATTAATCTAAATTTTTTATGAAAAATAACAGCGCAAGGTTTCGACTTAAACAGGACGAAATCGAAATACTTATGCAATATCGCGGAATAAAAAACGCAACAGACGAAGCTGGAGTAGATGACAAAGACGTAAAACACGGATGGCTAAAAACTAAACAAGCAAGTTTATTCTTTAAGAACCCAAACTTTAAAGCTGAAGAACTAAACGCTATTCAACAAATAAAAGACGAATGTATAAAAGAAGTAAAGTTATACGCTCCAAAATACCACGCAATAGAAACCATTAAAAGCGAAGACACGCATTTACTTGTTATAGATATTGCCGACCTACACATAGGAAAACTTGCAACAGCATTTGAAACAGGCGAAGACTATAATTCACAGATAGCGGTTAAACGTGCAAAAGACGGAATGCAAGGCATTTTAAACAAAGCAAAAGGGTTTAACATTGACAAAGTATTATTTGTTGCAGGAAACGACATTTTACACACCGACAACACCAAACGAACAACTACAGCAGGAACACCACAAGACACCGATGGAATGTGGTACGACAATTTTATAATGGCTAAGAACCTGTACATAGATTTGTTAGAAAAGTTATTAAGTTTTGCAGAAGTTGAAGTTGTTTACAATCCAAGTAATCACGACTTAACGCACGGTTTCTTTTTAATGCAACTTATTGAAGCACACTTTGCTAATAGTACAATCAATTTTAATGTTAATTTGCTACACAGAAAAGCGTTTAAATACGGAAACAACTTGATAGGCACTACACACGGAGACGGAGCGAAAATTGAACACTTACCTTTATTGTTAGCGACTGAATTTCCTATTTTATGGAGCGAAACTAAACACCGATATATTTATTCGCATCACGTTCACCACAAAACAAGTAAAGATTTTATAGGAGTAACATTTGAAACGTTACGAAGTCCTTCAGGAAGTGACAGTTGGCATCAAAAAATGGGATATACAGGCGTTCCACGAGCGGTTGAAGGCTACGTCCATCACAAAGAATTTGGACAAATTGCACGATTAACACATATTTTTTAATATATTTGCAATTCATAGTTAATAAAAAGAAAACAGTTATAAGCTCCCCAGCACGTAGCTGTTTTTTTTTGTCACAAATTGTTACAATAAACGAAACAATTCCGATTAATTGTCTAGTTTTAAACAGCAAAAACTTGACATTTTGATAAAGGATAAGGGGCAAAAATTGACACATTAATTAAATAGAAATGTTTTAAGGTTATAACCCTAATAACAATTAAAATTTTAAGGGTTTTACCTTTATAATAGTACGATATTAAGTAAAATTTACCTTAATTATATGTTTTACTTATTTAGAATTAATATAAATTACACTTTTTTCTATTCAGAAAACGTAATAAACACAAGGGTTTTAAAAAATAATTAAAAATAAATTAAAAATAATTGTTAAAAAGTATTGTAGTTATTAAAATAGTATTTATATTTGCATATAATTATTAACGAAACAATTTAAAAACTATGAAAACAATTCAAAAAAACACAATTTTAAAAGCAACAGCAATTGGCGATAGCAACTGCGTATGGACTGCAAAAGTAATTGAAAGAAAAGGAAATTTTGTTATTGCTTTAATACAAGGCGAAATTGTACGCAAAAAAGTAAACGTTTGGAACGGAGAAGAATTTGTTTATTTATTAGGTAGGTATTCAATGTGTCCAGTTTTTACAATAGCGTAATAAAAAAACAAGGGGTGCGACTTGGTAACGCACACTAATTTAAAAACTATGAAAACAGAATTTAACAAAGTAATTGATTTCTTGGAAACACAACAACAGGAAAACAAACTAAACACGAACCAACTGCATTTAATTATTCAAACCTTATGTACATTTTTAGACGATGAACAATTGCAGGAAGTAGAAAATTTATTTAACCAATTTAAAAAATAAGACTATGAAAAATTTAATTGATTACTTTACACCAACAACCGAAGAACATAAATCGTTTTTAAAGCACTTTTTAAGCACTCTAACGGTGTTTATTGTGTTCGGTGGTATGTTCTATTGTTTAATGTATTTTAAAGCGCTGTAAGATGGAAAATAGAAATTTAGAATTTTGGAACAAAGGTTGGGAATTAACCTACGAGTTTTTAGGTTGGCAATATTCAATTGCAGGAACTTGGGAATTTAAAGACTACGACGAAGTTTCGGAGTTTGCATTTATAGAATTAGATGTTGAAGTTTCGGAAAAGTGGATTATTGAAACAGACGACCATTTACAACCGCACATTATTAATATTCGTATTTTAGAAGACGTACGTTTAGAAATGCAGGAAGCAATAAACAGCGACCTTCAGCATTATAACTTCTGGGAATGGAAAGCGAGTAACGATGAAAGTAACTATAATTTTTACAACGAACTATGAACACAACGATATACGAGCAAATGGATTGGTGGAAAAGACAATGGCGCGGGTCTTTTGACTTACAACTTTATTTAGAAATATGTAGAATTAAAAAAAACGAAAACCAAAAACAAAAAACTATGAAACGATTTAAAGCAACGTTCAAAACTTGGGCTTATGTTGGAGCACCTGTTAAGTTAGAAACACGAATAGTTGAAGCTTACGACTTCCAGCACGTTAAAAACTTAATACAAAAAAACGATGATATTATTTTAGAAATTAAACAAATAGAAAAATGAAAACAGCAGTACAGGAAG